GCGCGGGACTCACGTTCAACGCCGCACTCGTCGCCCTGTTGGGCAAGACGCTCGGCGTCTCCAAGGACCTCAACCCGCTGGTCGGCGGCCAGAACCCGTCGACGATCCTCGACATCGGCATCTACGATGCCGGCGAGTTCGTCGTCAACACGACCTCGGGCGACACGCTCACGCACCTCGCCCCGGTCACGATCGGCACCGACGCGCAGACCGTGACGCTCGAGTCCAACTACCGCCCCTCGATGACCGGCGCTACGGCGACCGGCTCGAGCGGCACCTGGGGCGCCGGCACGTACGCCCTCACCGCGACCTACCTCAGCTCGCTCGGTGAGACGCTGCCCGGCGTCTCGGCAAACGTAACGCTGACGTCGGCTCAGGGCATCCTCACGCCCGCGCTGTCGCTGCCGTCGTGGGCGGTGGGCGTCTGCTTCTACGTCAACGGCGTTTTCGCCGCGTACGCCTCGGTGGGCACGGCGCAGACCCTCAACAGCCCGAGCACCAACCCGCGCGTCGCTCCCGTCGAGAGCGCACTGGCGATCGGCTACGCCTACATGCCCTACAACCCGACGGCCAACACGACCTCGGTTGCGGGCGGCTCGGGCGTGACGATCGACATCCGCCTCAAGCAAATCTACCCGCATAACGGCCTGATCTAGGCCAGGAAGAGAGCTGATCATGGCCGTCACCACCAGGGACCGCGCGTCGGCGATCGGCGCCGACGCCAACCGTGGCGAGCGCGTGCGCGAAGTCGGTCGCGCGCGCGGCAACTCCTTCAAGAAGCTCAACGCTCGCGGCCTCGCCGAGATGCGCAAGGAGATCAAGGAGCGCTACCGCATCGACCCCGAGCGGGTCGTCGAGGAAAGCTTCGACGAACGCTTCTCGTTCAAAGAGTTCGCGAAGAACTACGCCAAGGCCGCCGGCGGGAGCCGACGCCTGAGCGAAGCGCAGTCCGCCTCGGCGAACTCGCAAGTGCTGCGTTACGGCATCACCAAGCTCGCCGGCGAAGGCTACGAGCTCGAGCCCTCGGTCTTCGAGAACGAGATCGCCGAGGTCGTTCCCTCGAAGGGCTTCGAAAACTACTACGCGCCGTACTTCCGCCCGGGTCGCGGTGGTCCGGTCGAGCGCGGTGAGGCGTACAACGCCGTCAAGATGAGCGGGCTGAACGTTGCGATCCGCAACTACAAGTTCGGCTCGATCCTCGAGATCGAAGAAGAGCTGATCGAGGACGACCAGACCGGGCAGATCATCCAGCAGGGCACGCAGATCGGCGAGTCCCTCAGCTACGAGGTCGACATGTTCGGCTTCGCGCAGATGATCGCCGCGAACTGGTCCGCGACCGGCAACCAGAACACGGGCGGCGGCGCGCTGCTCACCCCGATCGTCAACACGGCGCACGCCAAGCTGCGCAAGATCCGCGACACCAACGGCAACCTGATCGTGATCAACCCCGACACGTTGCTCGTGGACTCGGACGAAGAGTTGGCGGGTGCCCAGATCCTCGAGTCGATCGGCACGGCGAACAACCCGGGTACGACCCCGGCCGCCGGCTCGCTGATCTACTTCGGCACCGTGAACCCGCTGCGCGGCCGCTACAAGCTCGTCGCGACGCCGTGGCTCTCGGAGTCGCAGCGCTCGGCCTCGAACACCAACGGCTACGGACTGGACAACGCGACGCCCCCGAAGTTCCTGCTCCGGGCCAAGCGCCGCATCATCCTGCAGACGCGTAAGCCTCTGCAAGTGATCCAGGAAGCGCCGAACTCCGGCGACAGCTTCCGCACCGACACCCTGTCCTTCAAGGGCCGGATGCGCTTCGGTGCCGGCGTCGTGGACACGCGGTACGCGTTCCAGATCAACTAGGCGTCGCCCCGCGGGTCGCGGGGCGTACACCAGCGCCGGCGGAGCATCGCGCTCGGCCGGCGCCTGACACGGACGCGGGTTCGACTCCCGCTGTTTCCGTGCGACTTCTCTCCAGGGAGATTGCATGTCCAAGACAGCACCCGCTGAGCCGATCAAGCCGCCACGATACAACGACATCGTGCGCGGTGACGATGGCGCAGCCGCATCGGCGCCGGCGACCACCAACGCTCCGGCGGCCGCCCTGCGCGATGCCGAGAATGCGTCCACGCTTGACGGCCAGACCGCATCGGAGGCCTCGGCGTCCTTCCGCGTCGACGCGCGCGAGGACCAGCCTGGTGATCGCGACCTGGTCGGTCGCAAGCCGCGGATCAAGGATCTCGTCGAGCAGCGTCTGGAGGTCGACGACGTCGCCTCCTACGGCGACCGGTTCGATTGGAGCCGCGACGAGTACGGCGCGCGCTACTCGTTCTCGCGGCGCTACCAGGCGCCGTGGGGCCGCGACCACGCAGCGCTCCTGATCGACTTCTTCAGCATCGACAACGAGGCGGTGCGCACCGAGGTCGAGCGCAAGCGCGCCGCCCTCGAGGCTCACAACGCCAGCGCCGCGATCGCCGTCGAGGCGTTGATGGAAGCTGCGAACGACCAGGCTGCCTTCGAGGCCGGCCTCGAGTACATGCGCCAGCGTGGCGAGGCGCAGTTCGCCTACATCCCAATGATCGGGATCCCCAAGGACATCGACCTCGCCGGCCTGCGGGCGGGCAAGGTCCTCGATCTGCCGCCGCCACCGCGCGAGGAGAGCTTCGTGCCGGCCGGCCGAGGGGTGGCCTTCCGGTGAGCATCGCGCTGACCGATGTGCGGTTCCAGATTCAGGACCAACCGCGCACGTTCGGCGCGCAGCCTGAATCACCGCGCGTCTGCGGCACCGCCGACGGCAACAACACGATCTTCTACCTGCCGCTGGGGCCGCTCCAATACGTGGCCGGCTCGGCAGCCCTCTTCGCGGTCACGATCGGCTCCGCGCCCGTCGGGATCTCCCCGAGCGCCTACACGATCACCCAGCAGGGGATGGTGACGTTCTCGATCGCGCCGGGCGCCGGCGGGTCGGGAATCACGACAGGGCAGACCATCGCCGCGTCGTTCCAGGCGACTGCGTTCGCCGACGCCGACCTGACGAACGTCATGAACCGGAACGTGGCCCTGTACCCGAGCGACGAGTGGGCGCTCAAGGGCTGCACCCTGGACATCATCAACGTCCTGCTGGCCAACACCGACAAGCTGGCCGCGACCCGCGAGGCCGAGTACGAGAAGGACCCGGCCGCCGTCATCGCAGCGCTGGTGAAGCTCAAGGACTTCCTGATGGACGAGATCGAGGGCGCTCCTCGTCCCGGCCGAGCCCAGCCCGTGCTGATGATGTACGGGCGCCGCCAGCACCCCTATCAGCCGGTGCGCTGATGGCGACGCGAGTCGACCTCGAGGGGTTCGAGGACGTCGCCGAGGCGCGCGCGGCCGCGGCGCGGTTCCTACGGGAGACCAAGCCCTCCCCAAAAGCAAGAGGCCCGCTGGCCATGTACGATTCGTACGAAGCCACGAGCGGGCGATTCGACGTGCTGCCCCGGGCCTTGCGCGAGCTCTGGTCGGCGTTCGTGAGGAGCTGGAGCGGGAGTTCTGGCGAGCGTCGGGCCTAGACCGCTTCCGCGAGACGGCTGATCCCGAGAGCGACGGGCTGAGCGCGATGCAGATCGCGGCCGTCCAGCAGGCGATCGTGGAGCTCGAGACGGAGCCCTACAGCGAGGCGATCTACGACGCGGCCGAGCTGCTCGTCGAGGCCGGCTGGAAGAACGCCCGTCAGCTGCTCGACCTCACCGTCGGCTTCGACCAAGTGCCTGCGTACGCGCTCGCGGCCCTCGAAGGTGACGCGAAGCGCCTCGCGTTCCTGGCCGTCCAGCGGGAGCGGCACGCTCTGCTCGAGCAGCTGCAGCTGGCGATCGCCAACGGCGACGGCGTGCGCGAGCTGGCCGCGGCGATCGAGACGACCTTCGCCGAGGGGTACCACACCCCGCTCATACGGGACACCGGCGGCGCGCAGCAGCCGCTGACGTTCCGGCGGATCCCGACCCAGACGTGGTCGACGATGGTCGCCCGAACCGAGCTCTCCCGGGCCGAGAACGCCGGCGCTGTGGCGCTCTACCGGGACGCCGGCGTCGAGAAGGTGCGCTGGTCCTGCGCTAACTCGGAAACGTCGTGCGAGGAATGCATGGACGCCGACGACGAGGTCGTCGACCTGGGCGACGCCTTTCCATTCGTCGACGTCGACGCTCCGCCAAGTCATCCGAACTGCGTCTGTGCAATCGTCTCGGCCGACGACTTCACTGGTCGCGACCAGGATTCGCAGGACAATCGCGATCGCGCCTCGCGCGGCGGCTACAGCGCTGAGGAGTACGAGGCGACCTTCGGCCACCCGCACCCGATCGACGCGGAGGACTGAGCGATGCTGCGTCCGGTCACCTGGCAATGCTCGCGCCAGCTCTCGATCAACCCGTCCCCGGGATCAGGATCGTTCCAGCCCACGATCACGATGACGGTGATCGGGACCTGGTCCGGATCGTGGTGCCCCGTGACGAGCGACCTCGAGCAGCTCGCGGCCGGCGCCCCGCTCGTCCACATCGACGCCTACGCGATGCTGCCGGCGGAAGCTGGCTCGATCGTCCACGAGGGCGATGCCCTCGTGCGTCTGGACGACGGCACGACCTGGGAAGCGCAGCGCGTCGCCTGGTTCCCGAGTCGGACGATCGTCGAGCTCAAGCGGGCCAAGGAGACCAACGCCGGTGGCTGAGATGTCGATCGAGGGCCTGCCCGAGCTGCGCGCGCGCATCGGCGGCATCATCGAGCGTTCGCAGAACCTGGGACCAGGGCTCTTGCGCGCCGGCGTCGCGGCGCTCGACATCTTCAAGGAGCGCATCGAGGAAGGCGGTCCCGGCTGGCGCCCCAACGTCTCGGGAACGCCGCTGCTTCGTCGCACGGGGCACCTCTTCAACTCGCTCACCGCCGGCGCGTCAGATGACGTCCTCTCGGTGAGCGGCGACACCGTCACCGCCGGCACCAACGTCTTCTACGGGAAGTGGCTCCAGGGCGGCACCGGGATCTACGGAGATAAGGGTCAACGCATCCGGCCAAAGGATGCGCGCGCGCTCAGCTTCATGCTCGGCGGCCGCCGCATCTTCGCCGAGTCCATCGCCGGGTCGCCGAAACGAGAGTTCGTCTACATCGACGACAAGGTCGCCGAGACCGTGCGCGCCGTCTTCGCGGAGTACATCATGGAGGGTTCGAATGGGCCAGCAAATTAGCGGGTCTTCGAACTCCATCGCGATCTGGGCCTACATCGTGCAGATGCTCCAGAACGAGATGAACGTCGGGGCTGGCGGCCCGGGGACGGGCGCGAACACCTCCGGTCGCCTTCAGTCGGTGCAGTTTATCTACGATACAATCCACCTCTACGGCGACAGGCTCCCGGCGATCGGCGTACAGATCGCCGAGGACGACCGCTCGCAGCAGTGGCAACGCGCGCAGGACACCTTCCTCGACTTCAAGGTTGTGGTCGCAGCGAAGGCGACGCCAGTCGCTGGCATCACGACGCTCTCGAACGCTTACCACGGCGTTTTAATGCCGCTGCTGGACGACGGGAACGGGAACGGTCTAGTGGCGGTGCTCCAAGATCGTTCCATCGGCAACGCCACCTGCGGCGGCCTGACGATGTTCAACCGCGTCACCGGCATCAAATACGACTGGGACGTCGACAAAGCGGTCGGCACGACCGATGCGCGCGCATACGCATACGTCAACTATCGCTGCCAGATCACCATTTCAAACTGACGCGCCACAGCCGAGGAGACCAACCCGATGAAGATCACCTACCGCGCCGACGCGCCACAGGAGAAGGTCGACGCCGTCGACACGGACACGTTGGCGTGCTGGCGCTTCGTGAAGGGCGAGACCCAGGACATCCCCGACGATCTCGCGCGCCGGTACCTGCGCAACCGCCATTTCGTCGACGCCGCGACGGGAAAGAATCCGTTCTACACCTGCATCGACTGCGGCGCCGAGACGTTCGACACCGCACGCTCGCGCCCCGCCGGAGCTGTCTCGTTGCGCGAGCCAGACGGTACGCTGCGGTGCGTGCCCTGCCACGAGAAGTACGTGCCGCCCGCGTCGAAGCCCGAGCTGGAGGCGTCGGCACCGGAGGCCGCGACAGCTCCGGCGCCACAAGCGTGGTCGCCGCCCATGGCGGCGCCAGCGGAAGACTAAGACCCGCTCGCCCGCCGTTGCGGGCCCCTTTTTTCTCCCCGAAAGCCACCGATGATCTCGGTGGCTTCGCTGTTTCTCAGGAGGCCTGCTCATGGCGCTCGTCAACGTCGGCCAATACACCAACATCGGCTTTGGCCCGGAATCAACCTACGCGACGGGTGTCGTCCCGACGTACTTCCCGGGCTACGAAGCATGGTCGCCGACGCCCAAGAACACGATGATCCCGCGGCCCGACTCGCGTCAGCGTTCGGGCCAGGCGCCCTTCGCAACCGGCGGCTACGACTTCTCCGCGACACTGCGGCCCTCACCGCAGCCAGACGTACTCTTCCCGCTGTTGAAGTACGCCTTCGGCGCCCAGACGACGCCCGTGCCGGCGCCTACGACGACGGTGCAGACCACGATCGCAACGGGCGATCCGGTGGCGGCCGGTGCTACCACGATCACGGTGACGTCGGCGACCGGGATCACGACCAACATGTACCTCGCGGTCGACACCGGAATCATTCAAGAGGTCGTCAAGGTCGCCTCGATCGCGAGCAACGTCCTCACGCTCACGACCGGCACGCAGTATGCGCACGCCGCTCTCGTCAACGTCTACAAAACCTCCTCGACGGCTTTCGGCTCGCAGCTCTCGTTCGGTCACTCGATCCCGTCTCTGACGATCGAATACGTGCGCGCCTCGGGTGACGCGACCGACTACCTCGGCTGCATGATCGACTCGGTCAAGCTCTCGTGCTCGCCCAACAAGGAGCTGCAGGCCGACTTCGCGATCGTCGGCGCGAACGAGGTGATCCAAAGCTCGCCGGCGACGCCAACGTTCCCCGCGACCCTGCCGCTCATTAGCGAGGCCGCGCCGCAGTTCGGGGCGGTCTACTACAAGGGCGTGGCGCTGAGCGGCGTGCTCCTGGAGAAGTGGGATCTCTCGCTCAACAACCAGCTCGAAAAGAGCTTCCGCACGGTGGGCTCGCGCTTCCTACAGTATCTCCCGATCGGCCAGCGCAAAGTCTCTGGTTCGATTCAGCTCTCGTATTCCGGCCCCTCGCAGTACGAGGATTTCTTGGGCGCCACGAGCGCGACGTCACCGCAGGCGGCCATCACTGGCCTCACGCTCGGTATCGCGGTCGCCAGCAACACCTACGCCGACTCGACCAACAGCGTGCCGTATCAGATCATGCTCTGCGTCCCCAACCTCTACCCGACCGGCGATCCGATCCCGGGAAAGGTCTCGGGGTCGCTGGTTCAGACGCTGAGCTTCGATGCGGCCGAGGTCAACGGGCAGAACAATGACCTCTACGCGAACATCATTTCGCTCGCGAGTGCGGTGTACTGATGTCGCGCCAAATGACCAAGGCCCAGAGGGCCGCAGCTGACGTCGAGGCCGAAGCGCGCAAAAACGGCCCGGACGGGCAATCGCAGCAGTCGGCGCCCGAGGATACGACGCCGGCGCGCGATCTCAACGATCCCGCGGTGCAGGAGACCATCGTCAACCCGGTTCCGGCCGAGGTGACGATCGGCAAGGCGCCCGTCAAGCTCTACCCGTTCGCAGCCAAGCCGTCGCGGGAGTTTCGCGACTTCCTCACGCGGCTCTTCACCCTAGCGGGCGCCGACGATCCCGAGCGCAAGGCGCCCTTCAGCGGGCGCCTCGTGCTCATCCTGGGCAACAATAAGGCGTTCGCACCCGAGTTCTACACATGGGTAGCTCGCGCCGAGCACGAGCCAGGCACGAAGCTCGACGCCGATGCGATCGCGCAGCGTGTGGGCGAGATTGACGAGAGCCTGTGGGACACGGAAGTCGGGCGGCTCTTCGATGCCTTGTGTGCCGTCAACCGCATCTTCGAGGGCATGACCGCCTCCCCAAAATCGCCTCCGACCTCGGGGGCGCCGGCGACGACCTGAGGCCGACGCCGCTCGAGGTCGTCGACGCGGTCGCCGTGCGCTACGGGATGAGCGCAGTGGACGTCGAGGAGACGATGACGATCGCGCAGATCGAACTACGCTGGTTCTGGCTGCAACGCGCGAGCGCGCGGCAGCAGCGTATCGACGAAGCGGCCGTCGCGCGCGGCGCATACCGCGTCATGCACGGCAAGTCGCCGGACGATCCGTAGCACCATCCTTCGCTGACGGGAGGCGTCATGGACCAGTCGCTCACCGTCCGGATCCAAGGCGATGCCAGCGGCGCGACAGCCGAGGTCTCTGCGCTCGACGCACGACTCGGGGCTCTCGAGCAAGCCTTCATCCGTAGCGCCTCCTCGGCGCAGACGGCATCGGTGGCGACTCGCGAGCACGCCGTCGCGTCGGGCGAATCCGCGGCTGCGGCAGAAGCGGCTACCGGCGCACTGGGCACGTTCAGCGCCGGATTCGTTAACCTGGCGGATCACGCACGCCTGGGCTCGATGGCCCTCGAGCAGTTCGGCCTGACGGCCGACGCCGGCGCCGTGAAGCTGGCGGGCTTGGCTGAGGTCCTCGATCGCGTCGCCTCGGCCGCCCCCGAGCTGCTCGCGATCGGCGCGGTCATCGCCGGCCTCTCGGCCGCGTTCATGTTCCTCAAGGACTCGGTCGACGCGGCAGCGCGCTCGCAGCGAGAGATGGTGACGATCGGCGCGCTGCTCCGCGACCAGGGAGACACCGGCTGGAAGGAGCAGGCGCAGCAGGTCGACGACTACGCGACTTCGCTCGCGAAGGCGTCGGTGTTCGCGAAAGACGACTTCCTCAAGGGCATGCAAGACATGCTCGCCGCCGGCATGTCGTTCAACGACATGATGCGCTCGCAGCAGGCCGCGATGGACCTGGCCGCGGCGAAGGACATCTCGGTCGCCGAAGCCGAGCGCGAGCTCGCCGACGCCTACAACGGACGCATGCGTGGTCTGACGGCCCTAGGGATCGTCACGCGCCAAGAGTCGACCGCTGGCATCGCCTACGAGACGATCATCCAGCGGATCGAAGATCGGATGAGCGGCACGGCGGCCGCGGCGCTCGATACCTATACCGGCAAGCTGCAGAACCTGAGCAACTGGACGGCCGACGTCGAGGAGAAGTTCGGGAAGGGGATGCTGCCCGCTCTCGAGGCGCTCGCCGACGCGATGCGCGACGGCGTCCAGGCAATGGAGCCGCTTGCGCTCCAGTTCGACGCCTGGGCGAAGACCGAGACGCCGGAGATCCGGGCCGCGATCGCTGGGTTCGGCAGCGAGCTGAGCGCCCTCGCGACCACGGTGCTGCCGGTCGTCGAAGCGGCCGTCGAGAACTTCATCGACGCGATCGCGGGCTTTGGCGTCTGGGTCGGCCAGCACCGCGACCAGATCAACGAGTTCTTCGAGGTCGTGATCGCCGGCGTCGGCGTCGGCGCGCTCAACGCGATCGTCGCCGGGCTTGGCGCTGCCAGCGACGCGCTCGCCGCGTTCCTAGTCGAGATGACGATCTCGACCGGCGGCGTCAATCTGCTGCTCGGCGCGTTGACCCTCGAGCTGATCAAGACCCAGGGGAACTGGAACGAGATCTGGACCGACATGCAGCAGCCGGTCCGCGACCTCGAGGCGATCATCGAGGAGTTCATCGGCAAGACCGACGAGGCGGCGGCCGCGATCCGTGACTTCTTCGGCGACGAGGACGGCGCCGATCGCGATCGGGAGCTGGCGCAGCGGCGCTACGGGCTGGCCGATCGCGACCGCAACGCCGGCATCGTGGACAGCATGGCCGGGGGCGCGTGGGACGGCGGCGTGCTCGACCGGAGCAACGTGGCCGGGGGCGCCTGGGGCGTCTCCACGAGCCCCTCTACGCACGTTACGCCGTCTTCGACGACATCCAAGGGCTCGGGCACCATGGACGAGCTGATCGGCGCATACGACAAAGGCAACCCGATCGTCCAGGCGTTCAAGGCCTCCCAGGTCGACCTAGACGCGGCGCTCAAGTCGGTCGACGATTCCGAATCCTCGCTCTCCGAGGCGGTCAAGACGGCGACGACAGTCGAGGCGCAGCGCACGGCCCAGGCGAAGCTCGAGGGCCAAGAGTACGTCGACCTGCTCGAGAAGCAGAAGATGCTCAAGGCGGCGACCGACGACGAGACGACGGCAAGCGAGACGCTGAAAAATGCCATCGGCAACGAGATCGCGTATCGCGACCGGCTGAAAGACTCACATGACGCTCTCGCCGCGAAGGAACGTGCTGGTGCCAAGCTATCCAACGACGAGACGCGCGAGATGCACGCCTTCCAGCAGGAAGTCCAGAAGGCTGACGCCGAGATCGGCAAGCTCAACGCCGCGCTGAACGAGAACACGTCGAACCTCAACAAGAATCAAGCCTCGCTCGTCGACGTAACAGACAAGCTCGCCGACTTCAAGGCCAAGGCTGCGGAAGCTGTCGGCGCCGCATCGCGCGCGTGGGAGGAATACCAGCAGAAGCAGGCCGCTGCACTGGCCGAAGACCTCGCGACCGCGAACCTGACGGACAAGCAGAAGGTCGCGTATTACGCCGTTGCGCTGCAGCAGCAGGAAGACCTCGACGCCACGTACGTCGCGGCGTTCGCTGCCGCGCAGCAGGCGCTTGTGGAGGCCCAGCAGTCGGGCGACAAGGCTCGGATCATGTCCGCCGCTGCCGCCGAGCAGACGATCGCGGGCCAGGTCACCGACACCGAGAAGCGCATGGAGCAGCTGCTCCAACAGTACGACGAAGCGTACAAGGCGGAGCTGAACTCGGAGGCTGAGGCCCACAAGAAGTTCACCGACCAGATCCAGTCGGACGAAGAGAAGGTCCTCGGTGTTCTCCTC